ATGCTAGAGAAGATACGATACAGGTTGGTCTTTAACCGCCAAAAGAAACTGAATAAGCAAGGCACGGCCCTTGTACAGGTTGAAGCTTATTTAAATCAAAGGAAAATCTACCTGAAGACCAATGTTTACCTCAAGCCTGAATGCTGGAGTCGTGAGGGGGCACAAGTCATTAACCATCCTCAGTCAAATGAGTTGAACGCAATGTTATATGAGCATATATTAGAGCTGCAAGCCATAGAACTAGGGTATTGGAAACGAGGGGTTGAAGTAACATTATCACTTTTGAAAGAGGCGGTCAGAAAAGGAATACGTCCTTCTGTGTCATTTCTCAAATTTGCAAAAACAGTTATAGAAACTTCAGATCGCAGACAAAGTACGAAGGATAATATGATGACTACAGTGACATTATTGAGAGAATTTCGTACTATAATCGACTTTTCAGATCTGACTTATACTTTCCTAAAAGATTTTGAAAATTTTCTTCGAATTAGAGGGTTGCAGGTAAATACTATCCATAAGCACATGCGCCAATTACGGACACTTGTCAATGAAGCAATCAATCAGGGATATATTACACAAGAAGCGTATCCATTTAAAAAATATAAGTTGAAAAAAGAAAAAAAAGAACATCATTTCCTGTTGCCGGATGAGCTGAAGAAGTTGGAACGGTTACAAGTTGATGAGAAGTATCCCAACCATAGGCATATATTAGATGCTTTTCTTTTTTGTTGTTATGTCGGTCTGCGATTTTCGGATTTTTGCCAACTTAATTACAAGAATCTGGTGAGCATTGACGGGCATGAATGGTTGTGCTTGAATAGTGTCAAGACCGGTATCAAGTTGAATATTCCGCTCTATCTTTTATTTTCCGGTAAGGCATTGAAAATCTTGCATAAGTACGACCGGATTGAAGAACTGGCGGCGTTAGGCTGTAATTCCGAAACCAACCGAACATTGACTAAGCTGGCCGGTTCCGCCGGCATTGAAAAGAAGTTCACCTTCCACACCGCCCGCCACACATGTGCCACCTTATTGGTGCATCAAGGTGTTCCGATTACGACAGTCCAGCGATTGCTGGGGCATACTTCAGTCAAAACCACACAGATTTATTCCGAGGTGATGGACGAAACCATGATTAAAGATCTGATGCGAGCTAATAAGAAGCACCATCGAGAACGGTATTCAGTGTAAAATAAAATCATGGCAGAAACGGTTCTCCTGGCTAAAAAATACAGATTCTGATAGATTTCATAGATATCCTATCTATTTTATATTTTATTTTTAGCCCTTGGGCATAACCGATCAATTTGTTATCATGATTGGTCGTTTTTTTTAGAGGAGTGTTGTCGCACTGATTTTTTTTGTCAAAGCTAAAGGATTTTTTTGCTGGAGGATAATAATTTTTACAAATGGATTATCCCCCACAGATAATCATATCCTTTTTTGTCTTTTTGCATTTCGAATAGTAGAGCGTTCTTTGTTTAAAAAAACAGGAGATATGAAAAAGGAGACTAAAGAAGATGTACAGATTTGTACGGCGGTGGGTATGTTGATCGCAGGTGTTAGTCTGTCTGTCGCTGGATTTATCGTGGAGCCGACCGGCCAGATACATGACTCGGTTTTGTGGTTCTTCGCCCAATGCCTGATTTATGCAGGTAGCATATTCGGGGTGGCGGTGTATGTGAACACCAAGTTTAACTACCTAGTTGACAAGATTAAAATTAAAGAAGAGGAAAAGAAAAATGGCTGACGTAAGAAAACTTGCACCGTTTATTCTGAAATGGGAAGGCGGTTTTGTAAATGACCCTGACGATTTGGGAGGGGCTACCAATATGGGAGTGACTATCGGAACCTATGAGGCATATTGCCGAAAGAAAGGATATTCCAAGCCTACAGTTGAAAGATTGAAAAATCTCACAAAAGAGGAATGGACGGAAATCTTGAAAACCATGTACTGGGACAGATGGAAGGCTGATGAGATAAAATCGCAATCAGTTGCTGATATATTGGTTGATTGGGTCTGGGCATCCGGTGCGCACGGAATTAAGATTCCTCAACGCTTGCTTGGTGTTACAGTGGATGGCATTGTAGGTCCCAAGACCATTGCCGCAGTTAATTCCCGTAATCCGCGTGAACTGTTTGACCAGATCAAGATTGCACGGTTTGATTTTATCGAGGATATATGCCGCAAGCGTCCGACCAATAATAAATTTAAGAGAGGGTGGATGAACCGCATAAATGATATCTCTTATGTTGGTTAGAGTTATGAACTGGGTAAGCCGGCATATATTACTGGCTCCCTTCATGTGTCTGTTCCTGCTGTTCGGATCATGTGGCAGCTCGCATAAGGCTGTCAAGTCCGATGTAGAAGTAATCAGCAAAGATAGCGCCAGTGAATCTGTCAACATCGTACACGGATCAAGTACCTCTTTGAGCGAACTTATTACCACTAATAGTAACTATGTGATTGATTTTCGTATCTATGATACCCGAAAGCCGCCCGACAGTCTGACCGATAAACCTCCGTTACTGGCAGATGGGCATATAGAAGGTGATTTCAGCAAAAATAGAAAGAAGGAAACTGCAACCAAAGACAGTACGGAGGTGAAAGCCGATAAGGATATTACTTCTGATATTTATGAAAAAAAGCGATCAGAAACCATAAAAGAGAAAAAAGAATCCACGCTGCTTAAACAAATTGGTTTTGCCTGTGTTTATGTAACCGTTTTGATTGTCGTTATGCTGATAGTAAAGCATTGGCGCAATAGACAATCTTCATCATAAGACTTTAAATTTATAAATTGGACTGCCCCAGCTCGTGATGAGTCGGGGCTATTTTTGTTATCTTTGCCGGAACTAACATTAACTTATGTATTATGGCTGAAAAAAAAGAATCTTATTCCGAAGAGGAATTGAATGAAATGATCGTATGGTTCAACAACCATGCTGATGAACTTCCCAAAGAAATGCAGATTAACAAATCCGCTTTCACACCGGATTTGAAACTTACTGTTGAATCCTGTATCATGCAAGCCAAGCAATGTCTGGGCAACTATAAGATGGCCGGAGCTTTTAGATTACTTCAACAAATCAAAGCGAAGATTGAGGATAATAAATAAAATCTCATATTTTACTTTTTTTAGAATATCAAGCGGCCCAGCGACGGGTAACCGCTTGATATCTGCTTACTAAAAATCTCCTTGATAATTTTTTATAAGATCATTGGCTTCCTGTATATCATGAGGCGTGTAAATATCTGTCATCAATATACTGCTGTGACGAGCTTGGTCACGTACGCTTAACACATCATAATGTCGTAACATATTCGTTATACCTGTATCTTTTAAGGAATAAAACTTATATTGGGCGGAAAGCTTTAAATCTTTTCTGAGATGATGTGCCCACCAGTCCCGGAACATTTTTTCAGATCTTTTTGTTTTACCGGGACGAAACCCGTCAGAGAATAAATAATAATCACCGGGATTGTTGAAAATGTGCAGGTCCAACATGAGATGTATGACTTTTGATGGTAATGTAATAGTGCCATCTTTGCGATTTTTTGATATATTGTCTGATACGAATATTGTTTGCTTTTTCAAACTTATATCGTTTAATCTCAATCCTACCATTTCCGCCGGTCGGATAAAACAATAGTATAGAATATAGCTTGCCAGCAACATATAGGGGTTATGGTTCTTTAAGTAGTCGCTCACTTTTGCAAGTGTTTCCGGTGGCAGGATGTTGCGTAGCTTTTTTTTCCCTTTTCTTCCCAGACTACTGATCCCGGCTGTTGGATTCTGTGTTAAATAGTTATGGTTCAGACAGAAGGTGGAAAAAGACTTCAAAAAACCGAGATAGTTATCGCGCGTAAATGCAGTGTTATCCCTAGTTATATACACTTCGTCAAGCAGCATAACACAAAAATCCTTATCAAATTGGTAAATGTAGGTGATAGGGACCTTTTTCTCTTCATTGAAGATTTCCATATTACGAAGGTAGGAGCTATAAGATTTGATCGTTTCTTGTCGGTATCTCCCGTCCCTTTGCATTTTGGCGAGAAAAGTGCGGTATTTGTCTATTACATCTTTGAACAGTAGAAAGGCGTTGCCGCATTCTTGCTCAATCCAAGGATTCCATCCTGTTGCGAGTTTTTCTGATAGTCTGTTGATGCATCCTTTGGCGTATGCCCTTCTTTCCTTAACGGATTTGATGAAGTTCAGTTTGATCTTTTTCCGTTTCATCACTCCGTCAACAGGATTGAATGCGTAAAAGTCAATGTACCAATCTTTACCCGTATGTAATATAGGTGGTGTGTAACTCTTGATTTCTTGGATTTTGGACATTTTTTTTTATTTGTTTTTGCTAACAGCAGAAACAAATGGTTAATAATTCCCGTCCCGATTTCGTCCCGGCGGATTTGCTTAAAATGAGATAAGCCACTGACTTTCAGTGGCTTATCCTTTACAGTGTCGGAATGAGGCGACTCGAACGCCCGACCCCTACGTCCCGAACGTAGTGCGCTACCAACTGCGCTACATTCCGTTTCTGTTTTGCGAGTGCAAAGGTAAAGCATTTTTTTGAAATCAAAAAGAATTTCATAGAAAATTTGCAAAAAATTTGTAGAATCAAAAAATATGCCTACCTTTGCAACCGCAAACAAGAAACAATAGTTTCTGAGAGGTGTTCTATTACAAAGTGAAAAGCTCTACCGATAACCATTTTGGTGCCATAGCTCAGTTGGTAGAGCAAAGGACTGAAAATCCTTGTGTCCCCGGTTCGATTCCTGGTGGCACCACTTGAAAAAGCTTTTCACTCTTGAAATCCCCTGAAATTCAGCAATTTCAGGGGATTTTTTATTTCTGTCACCCACAAAAAAATGCAGATTTAAGAATTTAAAAATGTCCCATTCGGTGGTTTTTCACACCCCCTTTTAAAAAACCACCACCAGCTTTATACTTCACTTATTTTCAACTATTTACAAAATCATCTTTCAGGCGCTAAAGAGTACTTTTGCAGACCTGCTTGAATGTGGTGAAAAAGAGATCGGACGAAAAGAAAAAAACGCCGTATCCCGGAAATATAAATTTCCAAAGGAAGTTCCGTTTTTCCTATTCCGATGGTTTTCCCGGAAAAATTCGGTGGTTTTCATATCCTTCAAATAAAAAAACCACCGAAAAGACGTCCCTTCCACCCCTTTCCAGTTGACAAAGTAAAACATGTCCAACAACTAAAAGGAAACGAGTATGAAACAAGGAACAATGAACATCCTGTTCTTCATTCTGAAGACAAAACTTCTGAAAAACGGTGAGGCACCCATTCTTATGCGTATAACCATTGACGGGCATTACGAAGAGGCCAGAATACAGCGAAGCGTTCTGCCAAAACAATGGGATTCCGCCAAAGGATGCAGCAAGGGAAAGGACAGGACTGCCAAAGAACTGAACGCCTACATCGCAGAACTCAGTGCTCTGGCTTTTCAGAAGCACAAGGAACTGATGCTCGAACTTGCACTGATCACGCCCAAACTTCTTCTGAAACGGGTATTCGGAAAAGAGACGGAAATGCGTACCCTGCTCGGTACAATGAACGAAGAAATAGAAAAAATGAAAAAGGCAGTAAACATAGATTACGCGCCTGTAACCATCAACCGTTACATCAACGTGATGAAAAAGCTGCAAAAGGCCATTCCTGACTTTTACGGAAAAGAAGACATTACGTTCCATGAATTGAATTCCGATTTTATTGCCACGTTTGACCTTTTCCTAAAAACGGAAGCCGGCCTTTGCCGGAACACCATTGTCCGTTATATGAAATGCTTCAAGCGTATTACAAACATGGCCCTGGCCAAAGAATGGATGCGCAAGGACCCGTTCTACGGATACAAGATGGCGCAGGACGAAACCGATCCCGTATTCCTGACCTATCCGGAACTGAAAAGTATCATGGAGAAAGAATTCACCATCCCCCGGCTGGCACTGGTACGCGACATCTTTGTCTTTGCCGCCTTCACCGGGCTGGCCTTCGCCAATGTGTCCACACTGACAAAAGACAACCTCGTGCAGGACAACAACGGTGACTGGTGGATCAGAAAAGGACGTGTAAAACTGGAGCGCAGACACCGGGCATCTTCTGTCTGCAACATCCCCCTGCTGCCGGTTCCGCTTGCCATCCTCAAAAAATACGAGGAACATCCCATATGCCGAAAAAAAAGCCTCTGCCTGCCTGTCATATGCAATCAACGCATGAACAGTTATTTGAAGGAAATCGCTGACCTGTGCAATATCAGGAAGAACCTGACCACACACACGGCGAAACATAGTAAAATCTATATCTAACTGATAAACAATTATTTATAATATATCATTCTATTTATAGGTAACGATTTAGAAACGAGCGAATTACTATATTCTGTTTTCTTTTGCATTAATCAAAGAACGATTTTAACGCTGCAAATATACATTTAGCCAGCGATAAAAGCAAGTGTTTCCTGCCGCATAAACATCTCAAAACCAGCTATGGACGAAGGAGGGCTGATTCCACGCCTCCCCCTATCCAATGAGTAAAGCATTTTCCTTCCAGCAAAAAGCGGCATTACATTCTCCTTTTTTTATATTTAGTCATTACAAGATTCTTATTCTCTGAAATACAATATTTTGCGTAAACAGGCAAGTGATTGTATCTGATAATTTTGCATCCTGTAAAATTTTAAATCAGAGAGTTTATGGCTACAGTAAAAGTCAAGTTTAGACCCTCCTCCGTGGACGGCAGAGAGGGTACGGTTTATTATCAAGTGATTCACGGACGTGTGGCAAGGCAGATCAACACTTCCTACAAGTTGTTTCCAGCCGAGTGGAGCAAGCGGCATTCCCGGATTGTCATCACGCCATCCGATGAGGACAGGCGACAATATCTATTGCTATTGGATAAAAGAATAGCGGAGGATACCGACCGGCTGGAGAATGTTATCACGGTCCTGAGACGGAAGGGAGGCACTTTCACCGCTGATGACGTAACCTCCGCTTTTCACGGAGAGCATCGCGGGCTTTTCTTTCTCGTTTTTATGCGGGAGGTCATAAACGGCCTGAGACGTATGGGAAAGGTACGTACCGTTGAGACCTATACGTCCACGCTCAACAGTTTCATACGGTTCATGGATGGAAAGGACGTAGCATTAGGAGATATGGATTCCGACCTGATGACCGCATACGAGGCATGGCTGAGGTCTAAAGAAATCTCCATGAACACGATATCCTTTTACATGCGTATTTTGCGTGCCACCTACAACCGTGCCGTGGAGAAGGGACTCGTCACCCAGCGCTTCCCCTTCAAACATGTCTATACGGGAGTCGAGAGGACAACGAAGCGGGCCGTCCCCCTGCGTGTGATAAAACAGCTCAGGACGTTGGACCTGTCACTGCATCCGGCCAAAAGATTTGCGAGGGACATGCTGCTTTTCAGTTTTTATACGAGGGGGATGTCCATGGTCGATATGGCATTCTTAAGGAAGAAGGATCTTGCTAACGGTATCCTCACGTACCGGCGGAAGAAAACCGGTCAACAACTTTTTGTAAAATGGGAGCCGTGCATGCAGGAGATCGTGAGCCGTTACAATGTTTCCGAGTCCCCGTACCTTCTTCCCATCATCGTCAGGCCGGGTATGGATGAGAGGAAGCAATATATCAATGCCTCCCATCGTATCAACAGATATTTGAAGGCCATTGGGAAAGAGTTGGGCTTGTCCGTTCCCCTGACCCATTACGTCGCGCGCCATTCCTGGGCCAGCGCAGCCCGGAGTAAGAATATTCCGATCTCTGTAATCAGCGAAGGTATGGGACATGATTCGGAAAACACTACAAGGATCTATCTGGCCTCATTGGACACAACCACTATAGATAAAGCGAATAGTCTGATTCTAAAGTCCTTATGCAGGGAGTAG